GACACGTGGTAGCATCGGGAAGTGTTGCGGTAAAGCTGCCGGTCGTGGTATCGCATTGCGCGAAATCGCCCGCCGCCATGTTACAGTTCGAAGTTTCTACAACGATGTTGTCCCGCTTCGTTATCTGAACAAAGGCCGTGGTAGCAATCTGCGTGGTGGATGTTCCCGCCGTCGCCGTAGGCGCAAGCGGCGTTCCGGTAAAATTAGGATTAGTTGTTGGCGCAAGCAACGCTTCCGCCGTCAGTGCACGTGTTTTTTCAACCGCCACCGCTGCATCAGCATAAGCCGTGGTCGCAAGCTTCGTTGAGTTATCAAGGGCCGTAGCCGTTTGTCCTGTGGCTGCCCCCGTAAAGTTTGGTGTCCCGCTGAGCGTGGTGATTGCCGCCGTGGCTATCGTTGTAGTTCCAGTCAACGTGGCATTGTTCGCGGCCACGTATGGTAAAGCCGGTATATCGGCGGCCACAAGCGCGCGCAGACCAACCGCACCGCTTGAGCCGTTCGGGGTGGCAAGCACATAATTCTGCGTCAAACCCGTTGCAAGATTGACGGTGATAGTGCCATTCGAAGTAAGCGGCGAACTGCCCACCGAAAGAAAGGCAGCATTTGTGGAAACGCCAACACTTGAAAGTCCTACACCGCTGCCCGAAGGCACGGCCCATACTCCACCCGCCGATAGAAACTTTCCTGCAGCAGCGTCACCCGCACCGGGGGCAGGAACAGCACCCTTCGTGCCACCCGAACCGGAATCGCCAACCATAGTTGGGTATTGCGCTACGGCTGCTACGCCGGAAATCAGCGAGAAGCTATAATCACCGCTTGTTGCAACAATTGCACCCGTGCGCCCGAACACTGACGCTACAAGATTCGTTTTGATGTAACCTTGCGCCTGCACATACGCGGTGGTCGCTATTTTGGTAGAACTGTCACCTGTGGACGGCGAAACGGAAAGCGTAGGAAAACCACTGAAATTCGGGTTCCCCGATAAGGTAACAATAGCTGCAGTGGGAATGGTTGCGATGCCACTGAACGTTGGATTAGCTATTGGCGCAAGCAGTGCTTCCGCCGCCGCGCGCGCGGCTGTTTCAACAGCCACGGCTGCATCAGCATAGGGATATGCAAGGGCGGCCACGGAGCCTGTGGTAAGCTGATAATCGGTGTTGCCGCCGCGTACCGCATAAAGCAAATCGGCGGCCTGCGATGGATTACCGGACGGTAATTGGACAATTTCCTTGCTCATGATTGTTTACCCTTCATGGTGCCAACAAAGTGTGACGGTTACTGATCAATGCCAAGCGTGCTTTCGCTATCGCTGAGGATCAAATACGTGCCATCCGAAAGCAACAGGGAACTGCTGGATGCCTGTGCCAAAGCAGGAATCTGCTGACGGCTATCGTTGATTTCCACGCACTTCAAGCATAGCATCTTGTTTCGCTCATCAGGATTCAACACAGCCGTAATCTGAAATTGCCGCCCCTGAAACCAAACTTGCATGGCCGATGTAACGCCGGTGTACAGCGCGGCCATGCCAACGTTTTTCCAAGTGAAGTTGCCGTCAGTTGTGGGATTACCAACAATCTGACTCCACGACGGTGCCGTTGATCCCGATATGCCGCCACCGGGGCTTGCCTGTTGAAGATAGCCGTTGCTGTCTTTCACAAGCGCGCCGCCCACATAGGTATTAGCTGCTTGCCAGCTTGGTGCCGCGCCGATAAAACGGATTATGATTTGATGCGTGACTACGCCCGTCTGTGCTTCGGCTGATAATGTTTCGGTGCCCGCTAGTGCCTCAACCGATGCCCACACGTTCGCATAAATGATGTCTACATTTAGGTTCACGCCGCCCGTTGAATCTTGTTCGGGACTGACCAACACAAGATCAATGCGGTGCCGAAGCTTGCCTGCTTGCAGTCTCCCGGATTGCCAAGGTATCGCCATTCAGTCTCCCCAAACCCAACCGCACGCGCACTTTATTGCTTCATATAAATGGCGCTTGCGCAAAAGAACTTTACAGCATGGACAACCGCGCATCCACATATCATGGCCGTGTTAATTATCGTGTCCGTGTTAGCCGCGCGTTGGTGACATATCCATGACGCGCAGTGACCACAGCAACATCTCAACATGGTGCGGCAACGCTTTCATGGTTTGCGGCGTGATAGACTCACGATTTTCGTACCACGAGGCCAACAGTTGATACATCGCAAGAATTGCCCGTTGTGGCATTGGTTGTGAACCTGCACCCTGTGCTAGCTCGCCGTCAACGGGTGTTGCGTCAACCGCCGATGAGCCATAACCCGCCGTGTAACGAATGCGTACTGCATTGGGGGCGTACAAGCAGGGCGGCCATTGCGCCCCCGGCATCGGGAAAATACGCGCAGGCTCTGAAACATTATCCAAAATGAAATTGGTATCCTGTTCAAGCGTTTGGTTTGCGCCGCCTGCATCGGTGTAGTCAATGCCTTGCACCGCGATGCACGGCGGTCTGAACAGTTTGATCATCTGCGAATAGTTCCACATGCTTGTGGCGTACATCGGATATGAATAGTAGGACGGCGGATAAGCATTTTGGCTCAACACCGTGTCCACAAAATACGGGAAAGAATCAAGCGCTTGCAGGTAACTTTTGATGGCAAAGCTACGCCCCGTGAAATGCTCCACTTCTTCACGTGCAGCCGCGATCAAAGCTGTAATCAAAGCATCATCGTCGGTGATGCTAACGCGTAGAAAAATCCTCGCTTGCGCAAGCGTTATTGGCTCTTGGGTCGGCTGCGTCTGAACAATCAAAGCTGCCATAATTTAGCTCCTGCTACGCATTGTTCGAAAGAACCTTGCCACGGCATGTTCGGCCTTCGGTTCAAGCGTTGCCATTTCGATACGCGGCCAGCCGTTGCAAGGCCCGTTTACAGTGCACACATGCGGCGTGGGACGCGTGCAGGTTTTCGGTTCATCCTGTTGTTCTGCTACCGCTTCCGCAACACCAATTGCAATAAGTTCCGTGGCTTTGTAATCAAAAATATCCTCAACATGGCCTGTTGCTTTGATCTTTACCAACATAGTGCCCCCTATCATTCCATCAAACTGTGACGCACGATCTTTCGCTGCCGCGCGCAAAGCGTGCACTTGCTGCCCGAAAAGTAGGCATAGCCAAGCCGTTCTAAACAGCAGCAGAGATTCAACGATTCCATTTCCTGCACGTTGATGGCAATACTCATCCCGTGGGCATATAGCCCATCAATGGCGTCCCAATGTGCGGGTTCGAATTCAAGCGGGGGCACCACGGCGCAGCCTCCACAACATGACGGGGAACTGTGACGGGGCAAAAGAAAGCGGGGAGCTTGTTGCGCCCCCCGCTTCGTTTCTTTCTGTGTGGTTCAACCTTTAGCTGTGTTGAATCAGCACGTTCAGCGGATGCGTGCCTGCATCCACGAGGCGGCTGTCGATACGGCTGAAGCCCACATAGGCCACTTCGCCATAATCAGCAAACCGCTCGTCAAGGCGCACGATGGACAGGTCACGCACTTTGCGTGCGATGAACTTGTTCCAACTACCGAAGGCCACGGTGGTAGCCGAAGCCGCGATGGTCGCCATTGACTGATTGATGCTGTACGGATAGCCTGCAATGGTGTCCGGCGCATCTTCACGCACCGAAGGAACCCACAACGGACGCCCGAAGCCGTCCAACCGCGTGCGCAGGTGCGAAAGAACCAGATCATGGAACTGGAACTTCGCATTGCGCCGGTAGGTCGGATCAACAGAGTGAATCAGGTTAACCAAGTCCTGATAGCCAATGCTGTTCGCACCGGTGTTGGTGGAAACCGCATCAGACGTTTTCGAACCCGAGGCAACAACTGCAACCGCACCCGAAGCCGCGATGGCAGGAATGAAACCTTGCGGCGCGCTCGAACCCGAGCCCAACGTCAGGTAATATTCGTAGCCACGGCCAAGACGGACGGCAAACGCTTCCTTCAGGAAGGCTTCGAGACTGAATGCGCTGTCCTGCATCAGTTCCAAAGAAACACGGACAAGGCCGGTCGTGCCCTTGTACGCGCCGAAAGAAACACTTCCAGCCAATACGTTACCGGGGTTGGCGGACGGGGCAGAACCACCCTGCGTAGCATAGTTCGGGGTAGTGCCGTTGTCCACAACCTGCGTGGTTTCGGAAAGCAGCGTCCAAGCTTCGTTCGTGTCATTCGAAGTGGGGTACGGCAGAACGTTTCCGGTCGCCGTTTCCATCACGCGAATGGTCGAACCATCGAGCAGCGGCGCGTAATACTTCGTCGCCTGTTCGATGTCATACACGAAGCCCGCAGGGACAAAATAGCCGCCCAAGTTGCCTTCGTTGTACGTGATGCTCTGCGTTCCGGCTTGCTGATCACGCTGTTCGCGGGTCAGCTTGTTGTAGCCGTTCTGCTTGACCTGAACTTCACGCCGCTGTTCGGCGGTCATGTTGTCCCATGCCAATTTCGCAGCTTCCAGCTTCGCAAGCGCTTCGGGTTTGCACCCGCCACGGATGTTGCCTTTGCCGTTTTGACGGCCATGCTGCATGAAATCGAAATAAGCGTCGCGGTATTCGGCGGCGGCCACTTCGGTTTCAGCATTGCGCTGTTCGGTCGGAATCGCACCGCTCTTCGCGGCGAGTTCGGCGGCCATCTTATCGGCGCGCTGAATCGTAGCGATGTCTTGGGTAAGCGTTTCCACGTCATCAAGCATCGTCTTTACTTTCTGACGAGTCTCGATGGTTTGTTCGGCAGCCAACAGTACAACGGCATCCGCGTGAATCTTCGCGCGCTGTTGCATGATGTCATTCAGTTTGCTCATGGAAAAATCTCCTTCCCCGAAAAGGGGATGCACAAAATCAATCTTTTTTGGATTGTTTACTGCAGGATTTGCGCGTTCAACAGCAGCGCGTAGCATACTTACACGTAAGTGTGACGGGTATTAAAGCAGATAATCAAACGAAAAAAATAAAATAAACCGCCTGTTATCGTGCACATAGGGCGCATTTACAGTCCACAAAAGCCATGCTAGAACAAATGATGTTTGGAAAAGGAACCTAAAAATATTTTTGTAGGGGTGTAAAGCAGCCCCCGCTTTCGAAAACGAGGGCTGCTTTGTTCTTTTACAAATGACGGCGTTGGAAATAAAGGCCGGTGCTGTCGATAACGCGACCATTAGCCAACGTAATTGACGAGCCACCGTTTTGATAAACGTAAAGCCCGTTTACCTTTTTGGCTAACCATACAAACTCCCCGTAGGCGTAAACACCACCCGATGAATTCCAGCACACGGGCGAATTCGCAATGTCCCACGTAAACTGATACTGTCCGCTTCCCAAATCCTGCGGGCCGCTGATGACTACGGCACAGTTATCGAACACAAATCCGTCAGTAAAAGTCATTGAAAAGCCGGGGTTACCACTTCCGATGTAGTCGGTCAAACAAGCGTAATACTCGTTGGCCGGATAGCTTGTGCCATCGAAAGACATAACAGTAACGCAGTTTTGAAGATTGCTTGTGCCCTGATAAAAAACAGTTTGTAGGCTTTGTCCGAAAGACAAAACGCCGCGCAGAAAACAACCATGCCGAGCAATAACAACAGTTTTCTCATTTC